AGTGATCGAAGGAGTATAGTTCATGGGGTACATGAACACGGGATCAGTGGTGAACATGTAGGATGATGATGGCATCTCAACAACACGCTCACGAGTTCGGTTGGTGTCCATAAAACATTGCATAAAGTCGGAAATGCCGGTAGTGTAGTTGCTAGGAGTGCCACTGGCAGTCTGCACGTAAGAAAGGTTGGTAACAGGAAGATACCAGCCCTGAGGCGTGCGAGTAAGGCCAATATTAGCGTCAGACTCGCCATCAGCAAGGAAGGTATTACGATAGAAGCCATAACCTCCTTGAGACAGCGTTCCTGTACGCTTTTGAAATGGGCAACGCGGAAAACTACGGATGACAAAAACAGAGTCGTAGGCTGTAGACGTAGACGAAATAGTGCTGACATGACGCACAACAACACGAAGCGAGCCCTTCATGCCAGCGAAACACGACAAAGCATAAGTCCAAGCAGGACTATTGCGAAGAAACGCAGGATGAATAGGCAAGATGACGGGGTCATAGTTGCCAGTGCTATTGTCGGGAGACATGGTGTAAGAGCCAAGAAAAGTCGGAACAGAAAGAAGCTGCTTAAGGCTGAGAAGAAGCGCCATCTGATGAAGACGATGTCCAACGACAGGTGAACCAGAAGAAAGGTCCAAACAACCATCGGCTTGGGCATACACCGAACCAGCAGGCACAGGATTCAGCAAAAGCATATCACTTGCCGAACGCTGAAGAACAGTGACAGTGACAGATCCAGAAGCAGCAACGTTGGTACAGACAGGTGACGACAAGTAAACACAGAAGGTGCCCATACAATTAAGCTCAGACGCAGGAACGGTAGCAAAATCAGTGTTGACACGAAGACCGTTGGCATAAGGACTCTTGTAAGGCACTTTGAGAAACACTTGCTCGCCAGATTCGCCAAGATCAATAATGGCGTGTGGAACAGAGCGAGGGTCAAGCTTACCTGTCGTGATGTTACCAAGAGTAGGATCAGTTGGAAAGATGCCATAAAAGAAACAACAAATGAGCTGAGCCGAAGCAAAAGTGTTGGAGGAGAGCACGATCTTGTACTCAATATCTCCACGCCAGTATTGGGCAAAGGCAGCAACCTCATTAGGGCCAGTAGTCTTAGTCAACGGTGGAGCAGTCTGAGCAGAACTCGTATACAATGGAGCGCCAGGTGATATATACTGGAGTGAACCAGTAGTAGTGGCGGCGTTGACAACGAACTGTTCATTGAGTGTCCAACGAGACATCAGGTTGGAAACCAACATCTCGTCCGGAACTTGGCGCATTTCGACAAGCGCAGACTCAGTGACGGTTTCGAGATTACGAGTATCACGAGAAAAGCGGAAAGCATCGATCATGCCTCGAAAAGAGAACTTTTGCCAATAGTCAGCAATATTCAACTTATTGGCCGTGTAAGCGGGATCATCAAAAGGCATGATCTGAGCAGAGACGTCATTAGACATGGCATCACCGGTAACATTAACAGGAAGAGTAGAATCGTTAATGCCCGAAATGTTGTAACTAGTGTTCTTGTCGCCAAAGATAGAAAAGAGCGACTGAGCAACACGATGGAACGAACGACGAAGAAAGGAACGACGAGGAACAATCACTTCACACTCAACGGGTCTTGCCTCGGTCTGAGAGAGGTAAGACATCTTCTCGTTAACCTCAATGTTCTTCAACGAGATATAACATGTAAGACGGCAGTCAGCGCACGCACCAGTAGCAGCAGTGAGCGAAGAAAAGGCAGCAACAATAACATGACCCCAGTTGGGAATGGTCGTGTAGTTGTAAGCGGTTATCCACTCAGCAAAATGACTGTACTTGATGGTCATCTTGTAGGTTGCACGCTTCGATGCGTTGATGAGACAATGATCAAGGGACACAAGAGAGTCAAGAGCAGAGACAGGCGAATAGGCGACAGAGGACGGGACAGACCAAGGATACGAAGAAGGGACTTGACAGGGAGCAGGACGAGCCGCAGCAATCATGTGACCGGTATTCATCACATTGCCAACATTAGCCATTGTGACCTCGAGATCAAAACGAGCGTACTTATAAGTTGTGAAAAGACGCTTGATGTTGTTGTCGTTCACAACATTTGACCACGCAAGAGTGCCAACGAGAGCACCAGGCGCTTGAGTTGTGAATTGAAGTTGACCAGCGTACATCTTATTGCCATAAGCGATATCAAGATCATTGAGCTTTCTGTTTGGTGCAGTGTCGACGTTGGTATTGACAACAACAGGAACAGTAGCTTCAGCCTGATTCGCATCAAGCTTAAACGTGTGAGAATCAGTGGCAGCACCAACATTCACGTCGTTGGTGGCAGCAGATTCGGTGACAACGGTCTCACCGACATTAGCCGCCATCTCAACAGGCGTGGGAGGCACAGCAGCTGCGATGGCGGTATCATTGCCACCACTTGCCGCAAACTTTGAGTTGGTAAAAGTCTGCGACTTCACACGTGCAGGGCCTGCTTGGGCGTAAATCTGTGTTGGATTCAGACAACGCCCAGAGTTATAAGCCCAAGTAAGGGTGCCAAGCCAAGCAGCGCAAGAAGCAATAATGATGGCAAAAGTGTAAGCAGCAGGAGTAGAACCAAGGGCAGACCAAATTTCAACAACAGTCATGTTGCCGAGAGAGCTCACAAGTGCCATCGCAGTAGTCGCATTGACATAAGGAGCAGCTCCAGCAGCAAAGCCGCCAGCGAGACCAGCGAGAATGTCACGAGCGATGCTAGCAGAGAGAGGAGCGGTAGTAGACACAAAACGACGCGGAAGAGAACAAACACAAATCCCAACAGCAGACAAAAAGAAAAAGAAAACAACGAAGGTAATGGACCTCAGCCCATATTGGATCGTAGTAAGCGACATGATTGATTAAAAAGAGAAGAGAAACAAGCCAGAGCAGAAAAGATTGTGGAAATAACTATAAGAAGGCAGGACAAGTCCAGATTTGCTAAGAAACTCATGGAATCTAGCATAAACTTCGGGCCCATGAAAGTAGAGAAAGCGCAAAGCTGTATGCGCATTCTCGGCAAACTGTTCCTCCTCGGTGTGGTGCTTGGTAACACGCACATAGCGCAACATGCCACAGATAGAAGACATCTCAAGTCGTGGGAGATATCGACCATCCTCGTAGTATGTAGTGCGCTTGCAGAAGGAGAGAGCAGTGACTTTATCATGGGCCGTCATGTCGACACCCTTGTCGACTGTAGTAACAACCATGCCAAAAGTATCGCGATAGAACAAAGCCTTAGTGATACGGTTGAAGATGGGCAAGAGATCGGGCCGAACCGAATTGATATCATCATCACCCATAAAGAAAGATCGAAAACAACCATCAACAAATGCAATGTCGCGAATAGTAAGAGGGGCGGCGACGGAAAACCAAACGCCCTTCATATACATATTAGCAAGAATGTTAAGGAGAAGAGTAAGCCAAAAGCCGGAAAACATTCCACGCCAAGATTGGACGAGGTGGGAACGGAGAAAAGTGACACCAAAAATCATAGAACGAACAAGTTTCAAACGAATGACACGATGTTCAGGAGTCCAGTCAGGATCATTGGCTCGATACCAGTCCTCAATGTGTGAGGCACAGTCAAACATGACAAACGCTGGAAGCAACTTGTCCCAGAACTTGCAATCAGAATCGAAGCCAAAGATAGAAACTTTCAAAAGCTGTTGGAACAACACGTTCCAGTCCTCTGATTCAAAGTCAACACCGGCGCAATGACCAATACGCTTCCAGTTAGCAAAGAAGTTCTTGACATAGGCACCAAAGTATTGCTTGCAGAGGATAGTAAATTCAAAAGGCGGAACAGAAAGAAGACGAACAAGCTTGTTGGGCTTGAGCAGTTCATCCTTATAGGCCGTAACCCACAAGACCTCACAGTTGTCCGAGAGGTAAGAACGCTCAAAACGCTCAAAAGTATCATCAGCAAACTGAAAAGAATCATCAACCCTTTTGATGAAATGGGTCTTATTCTTACCGTGAATACAATGAGGATAACCAGCAGAAGAATGAAGATTCATATTGGTGAGAGAATCATCATTAATAGCCTGAAGCGGAGACAAGACAGAAGCGGGCGAATCAGGAACAACAGCACGGATGTACGAGAGTGAAAAATCACGATGCTGTTGAGCACATGGAGCGACATAGTCGCCGCCATAGCCCATAAAGCCAGTAACGAGAGGATCAAACTCATAGCGACGCATCGAAGGAGTCTTCTGAGAGTGTTCAGTCAAAATAGGCTCGTCACAAAATGGAGTAGGAACGAGCTTAGTACGAGAAGAGACGAAAGGAGCCTCAGCAGCGGTAACATCACCAAGATAGGTAAGGTGATGAGCCGCACACTGTGTAAAACAAGTAGTATCAACAGAGGAAGTGGAGACAGGAAGCTGCATATCCGGAAGGCTAGAAACAAACTCAGAAAACATCTCACGAGTAACTATAACAGCACCACAATTGGTCTTAGTGGCGTCGCCATAAATGTGAACTCCAAGAATCTTTGCATTCACATATTTGTTACAGTGGAAAACAGGCGCGCCACACCAGCCAGTCTGTGAAGGAACTCTGTAGCGCATGCCACAAAAAGCCTGTTGAACGATCTGAGTCTGCTCGGAATTGTAGTAGGCAATGGTCTCGGTGTTAGCCTCAGCCATAGAAGAAGCCGTAGTAGGCGTCAAGACACCTCCAGCAACTTCACCAGCCACGATAACAACGTGCTGGTCACGCACGAGATACTCAAGATCACGCTCACGAACAAAATGCTTGGCCATAGATGGAATAACAGCGCAAGACATGCCGGCATCAAAGACGACAACATCAGCAATGGTACCATCACGAGCAAGAGGGTGGAGCTTGGAACGCTCAAAACGAAGAGCATGCGGGATAACAGCAGCATTGACACCATTGCTACGGTAGACAAGAAGAGTGAGTTCACATTCGGAGTCCAGAAAATAACGGCCTTGAATACGAAACATATGCCGAGGTAGAAGATACTTGCCTTCGCCAAGATGAACGGCATTGGCAAAAATCTCTACACGCTTGGAGTTGGAGTGGGCATCAAAGTCAGAGTAGGTGAGACGGAGAATAGCAAAACAACTCTTATACTTAGCCACGAGATCAACAGGAGGCAGCATGTCACCACTCTGAGCAACACGAGCAGGCATAGAAGCAATGTTGCGCGGGACGCAAGCATTAACTTCATTCTCCTTCATGGCCTCGACAGGATGTGCCTGCACGCGCTTTTGAACACGACGCGCAAGTCTTTCATCACGAGACTGAGCTGCAAGCTCACGAACTTCAGATTCAGCAAGAAAATGTGAAACACAAGGCGCAGGACAGTGAGACAGAACAGCAAAAGCATCATCCACGGTCATAGGCTCACTCTCAGCACGAGAGTCGACGGTGACAGAAACACCGGCAGCTCGCGCGAGATTCAAGACGGCAACTTGTTCACGAAAAGCAAGCTCACGATAGTCATAAGCTGCAAAAGCATCAGCAACCATAAGAGCAAGAGCACTAGCCAACAAGGTGACTGCCAGAATAGAACTGACAATATCACCAGAGGCTTGTGCAACAGGCTCAAGATTCGCAAAAACAACCTCAGCGGGCAAACGCTTTGTAATACGAGAGTCAAGCATAGCCGCGCCACGAGTTTGATGCTTGTGATAGACAAGCTGAGAAAGACGAAGAAAGCCAGGAGCGTTAAATCGGTAACACTCACCTTTGGTAGAGAGATGCGGAGCAGTAATCTCTTGAACCTTCGTGAGATGAGTGAGATTCTCGACCTTCTCAACAGTTGGAAAAGCAGCAAGAAGGTCAGCATTGAAAGAATTTTCAAGCACGAGAAACTGACAATGAGAAAAGTCATCAACCTTTTCAGGATCACTAACCACAAAGGCGTCGATCTGAAAACGACGGTTGAGAAGAGCCGGAAAGTTGAGAGAAGCAGAAGCCAAGTTGTAGCCAGATTCAAGATTCGTGCAGGCAACAACAAGCTTACTTTGAACACACTCACCCTTATCACCACCAGTGCCACCACCGATGCCAGACATGTTCAAAAGGTAAGGAATGTTAGAAAGAAGCTGAGCCATCTCACGGACAGACTCGCCAGTCTTATCGCCCATGAATTCATCAACAACAACACCAAAAGTGTTGGAGCTGAAGGAGGTCCAATAAGCGTCCAAAGCATTGCGCGGATAGCAGACGGGACCTTCATGCCTGTTAAAACGAGCAAGCTCAGCAACAAGCTGTTGACCATATGAGGTCTTTCCGCCGCCAGGTAAACTGCGGAGAAGGATGCCGGTAGGATCTTTACGCATATGATAGCCATGCATATTACGAACATAAGTTTTAAAAGACTCATGAGCACGAACGAAAGCAGTACGAAGAGGAAGAAAAGGACGAGTGTACTTAGTACACTCAGTCGTGTGTTCAAGAAAAGCACCAAAGTAAGATTGAACTTGCTCAACAGTGTCGCGAGCAAGAACACGCTTAGAGGCCACAAACTCAGGCATGGTGACATGATAAAAGTGATCCAAATAGTCGACTTTGCTCTTAAAGTCAATGGTGCCAGGATGCAAAAGAGCGCCAAAGAACTTTGTGATGAAATCAGGAAGCTTGCCCTTAAGCCAGGTAGCAAAAGACTTGGCGTGTTTACAAGCATTCATAAGGCCATTCAGAAGCTGAACTGTCTGCGAAGCATCGCGAACAGAAAAGCCAGATTGTGCACGCATTTGAGAAAGGCGATCCCAAAGGCCTTGAACAATCTCATCCAAGTCAAAGAGCAGAGCAGTGTTTATGAGACGAGACAAGACACGAGCAACTCGTTCCGATACAGACATAGAACGAAAATCTCGGAAATATTCACGCCAAAGACTGATAGTAGTAGCAAATTTAGCGCCAAGCTTTGCAACAGCCTTAAAGGCAGCGTTGACAGGTGACACAGTATCAGAAGGAGGCGCAATAAAGTCATTGATAGAATGAAAAGTCTTAGTGACGGAACCAGCAGCGCGCTCAATAGAATCAACGGCGCGAGAGATATTGGAATTGACACTACCAACAGCATGACTAAGGCCAGCAGCTGCATCGTCAATACGAGCAGCAGGATCCTCAGGCAAGTTGGCAACAAACTCATCGATATTATGAGCTGTGCGTGAAACA